GCGGATTTTGTTTTCGTTGAAGTTCCATGTCAGCAGGCAACTAGCCCGGTAGCGGTTCATGTTAAACATCGAGGCACTGCCTCCGAGAAGCTGAAGCTGCTTTTGAGTGGGGGGCAAATTAAGCCATGATCGCGTCTTTCTGCACAAGCTGGTATCGCCATTGGTGCGCAGAAAGTCATCCGCGCTTGAGATCGCCATGATTTTGTCGTCTGACACGTCGACCTTCTGAACACGCTGTCCTTCGACAGCCCCCACGGCCCAGAAGTTTCCTCCAAAAGAAATGACAGCCGCCCACGCCTGCATTCCGTTCGCCACTAGCACCAGCCCGTCAAACAGCGACTCCCACATAAACGGCGAAGCATCGAGCAGCTCCACCTCGGTCATGCGGAACTCTTCCAAGATCCCGCGAGAGATCTTGTCCTCATAGCCGCAGATTGGGCAAATCATCACACTGATCGGCAGCTTAATGCCACAGCCCTTGCAGGTCTTCTCTGGAGCATCCCCTGGCTTTGGGTCCTTGGCCTTCTGGATCAACCGCACGTCCGCCTCAAGGTTTCCGTGCGTCACCAAGCTGTACCCAAAGTCCATTATAACGCAGTCAGATTTTGTCTGCCCCGGATACCGCTCTGGGTCCAGCTTTCTGAGGCCGCGCCCAACCATTTGAAGCATAACGCTTTTGCTAGAGCATGGCCTCACGAGGACTACGCAGGACACTGGTTGACAATCCCAGCCTTCTGTCAACACTGCCACGTTTAGTATCACCTGATACCGTCCTTCGTCGAATCCTTTGAGTGTAGCGGCTCGATCTGCGCTGCCCATCGCGCCATGAACCACAACGGAAGCGATACCGGCCTCAACGAATGATTGGCACAGATGCTCGGCGTGAGCCACCGTAGCGGTGAAGACCACAGTGCGGCGCCCTCCGGCCTGCGCCTTCCACTCTTTGACGATGCGGTCGTTCAGTGGGGACTTGTCCATAACCTCGGCAACCTGATCCATATCAAAGTCCGAGGTCTTTGGAATCCGGTCGAGCTCCGCCTTCAAGCCCAGATCCATAACGATTCCTCTTGGGCGCACCAAGAATCCGCCCTGAACGAGTTCAGCAAGCTGGATGATGTCAGCGACCACCGGAAACGTGCCGATGAGTGCTTTACGGTCGCTGCGCTGCGGTGTAGCTGTTAACCCCAAGATGTGCCCTTGCGGGTTCCGATCCCGGAACTCTTCAATGATGCGCAGGTACGATGCCGCTGCCACATGGTGCGCTTCATCAACTACCAGCAGGTCAAGATCACCGGGCATCGTCGCAAGGTTACGCTCCTTGACTAAAGTCTGAACCATGCCAAATGTTGCGTTTACTCCCCAGTTCTTGCGATCTGCCGTGAATAAGTCACTTCTCATCCGCGGATTGATGGCCGTAAACGTCTTGCGGTTCTGGCTGACTAACTCGTCGCGGTGCTGCAGAATCAGCGCCCGCTTGTATCGTGAGGCGGCTGCTGAAAGCATCACCGTTTTGCCTGCCCCTGTTGGCGCTACTCCGAGAGCCGCTCCATATTCATCAAGTGCCGAGTGGCACTTCTCCACAAATAACTTCTGTCTAGGTCTGAGAATCATGTGCAAAAAAAAGCACAGAAGTGTTTCACAAGGGGAAATGAACCCTCCTCCTGGGCTCTCCCCAGGCAGCATGCTTCTGTGCCGAAAAACGTGGACTACGGCCGCAGACCAACGTCGTGTTGATACTACGGGCAACTGAGACAACCGCAACCAAAATGCACTGGTCAGTTCTTTTGTAAAACCCAGTGCACTTTGGTTAGAACACTACTTAGCTTTCATCCAAGGCGGCGCTGCCTGTGGCGCCATTGCTGGCTTTGCCGCAGGAGCCGCTGCCGCGGCTGCTTCCCCAGGCGACGCCATCGTTTCCTTGCCTGCCTGAGCGGCAGTAAAGGACTTAAACCCATTGCTCTTTGGATTCGGTGATTGCCACTCTTTGACTTCGTTTCGGTCGCTGTAGCCATTGCTACCCTTTTTGATGCCGATCACAATGCCGGCGGTCTTGGTGTTGATTGCCATTGCGACTTCCTCAATGCCGGCTTCGTTGAAAGCATTGTAGCTTTCAGGATTGGCCGGATCAAAGACGCCGATGTACTCCATAATGCGCGTGATCGCGCCCACTGCCATCTCCTTGGCTTTCTCGCTAGTCTTGGAGTCCCACGGGTCACAGATGACACCATAAACTCGGCGCCGGTCGTACTTGCCGCTATCAATTACCATCTCGAGATCAATGAACTTTGCCCCAGTACTCTGGGAAAATTTGATCTCTTTGACGATGACAACGACCTTGGCAAGTGTCCCAGCAGGGATCAGATCAAAGGATGCGCTGCCGGTGTTGGATGATTCAGGTGAAAAGAAGGACATAATTAAGCGGTTTGAGTTGGAATGGTTGTGACAAGATTATCAACGCGCTTGCCGGCGCGAATCTTTGCAAGGACTTTGGCAAGGTTTGGTTCCTCGATTAGGTCTAAGCACCCTGATCTATCCTTTGCAGGGAAGCCATAGGGATTTTGTTCGCGGCAGACAAACGCTCTGTAAAGAGAACCGTCTTCCGCCTTGAGGTTGGCGAGCGTGAGTACTTCGTCGAAGACCCCCGGCAGTTCCCTGCCGGTCTTAGAGCCATCGATCTGGGGTTCCCACACTACGCGCTTCAGCTCGTCTTCCTGCCGGTCAAGAATGCCCACCATCACGATACTTTTCGCGCAATGCTGAAGGTGAGTGATCCACCTCATCATTTCTCGGCCGAGCAGCCCATAGGCTCCGCGCATGTCGGGTTTACCGTTGCGTTCGCTGAATGCTTCTGGCTGGGTCTGTGACCACTTGAAGCACTCCCTGGCTGCCACTGTGATACTATCAACGAACACGGTATCATACTGGTCGAGCTCCTTGGGATCACCGAACATTGCGCACACTTGATCGTACATCGCTTTCGAGTACGAGCCGGTAGCATCCGATGGGTCCGGCCCACCGATGTAAAGCGCGGCCGCCCTGGCAAGCTCCCACGGGTGGCAGCCTACAGTGCCTGCGACGCCGCGGACATCAAAGACGTTGTCCTTGGCCCAGTCTTTTCCGAGAGCCAGCGTGCCGGCCTCGAAATCGATAAACAGCGTCTTCTTGGGATCGAGCGTTCGAGCCTGTGTCGTTTTCCCGGCGCCTGCGGGGCCGAAGATGACCATAGTCACTTTGTGCGCCTTGGCGGCTTTGCGGTCATCCGCTTTTGTAAACTTGAGCATTACTTTAGTTTGATTGAAGGTGCACTGAGCTTGGTTGTTCTGGCATCAACCAGAGCGTCGATCAAGCCGGGATCGACTTGATTCTTAAAGACCGCCTCGGATACCGAGAACTCAGTCTTGATCAACTTGTCTCCGATCTCTCTAGGAAGTGCTTCCCACAAAGCGCGAAGCTTAGGCTGATCCCAGGACACCGACTGCTTGACCTCGTAAGTGAGGTCAACGCCATCAATCGTCTTGGAGATTGAGCCATACTCTTTCTCCCGTGCGATCATTTCCTTAACGAACTCATTCATCGTTCTCATGACGAGTTCTGTCTCCACATTTTTGATCTGCATCTTCAAGATGCTTTGATCCTGCATCAGGCCGCTAAGCCTATTTCGCAAGCTCTGAATTGTTTCTGTCTCTAGGTTCATTTTTTGTGTGTTCTCTGAGGTTTAGTGTAACCCCCTCGTCTTTTGCGAGGGCCATCAACTGAAGGAAACGATGCATGGGAATAATCCCCGATTGAATCCAGTTATCTATTGTCCGGTGACTCAAGGTGATCTTCGCTACGCACAGCTTTCTGTAGAGCTGCGCGCGGCCTCCGAACTTCTTGATGACACCCCGAACATCCATTTGGAAGTTTGTCATGTCGCAACCAGAGATAGTATGCGCTAAAAATTAGCGCAATAAAAAAAGCGCACTATTTTTAAGTGCGCCTTTTTATGGTTCGCGTTGAACGCTTTAGCCTAGGCTGCAATCTTGTCGCAGATCGTTTAGCCGGTTGAGCCATCCCTTCAGGAATCGCAGAAGATTCGGTTTCTTCGCTACCAAATTACGGTAAAACGTCTCCTTTTGGTCGCAGACTTGGATGCACAAAGCCTTGAGCCCAATCTCACTGATCTTGTTGCCGGTGGCTCGACTTGTGTTTGGCCCCCAGGCGCCGTCCGGGTTAACACCCACAACACGTTGAAGAAACTTCATCTGCTGGCCGATGCCGGTATTCACAGCGCCATCGAATTGCACCTGAGACAACGGCCACGGCAACTGCGGGCAGTGCGCCCGCTCCCAGTAGCATCGCTTGTACACAATACCGGCCTCTTCAACTGTCAATGAGTCTAGGTCCAGCTCGGGATGACTGGCAGAGTCTAGGCCGAACTTCGTGCGCCCCCCGGAATCCCCCTCTTCATTCTCAACTACGGAATAATCCATGTCGCCATAATGACCTTTGGCGTAAACAGTTTCATGCTCTAAAACAAATTTCAGAGACTTTTCGAAATCGTTCTCTTCACTCATACAAGGCTCAAGCGATAGACCAAATGGTTTACTTCTCCGAGAATGTCATCCCGAATTGCCAGTAAATCAGTGGCACCTTTGAGTTCTTTGTCCATGCCGGCGAGATAGTTCCTCATGCCGGTCAAGATCGTAATGATGGTTGTGTCTTCAACAGATGCTTTGAGGCTCAGGTTTACATCCCGGAGCGTTTCGCGGCCATACCGGCCAAAGAAGACTTCAACAAAATCATCAACTCTTTCAGAAACAGCCTCGTAAGCATCTCCAAAACCGGAGTGCTGGGAGAAAGACTTGGTCATCCAATGCCACAGCTTTAGCTGGGATTGGAACTGGAGAAGAGGTTGAACAACATTCATTTTTTCATGTCCTTAATTGTTTGAGCTATCTTTAATCCTGTATACACAAGCGCAGCGATAAGCCCAAGCGTTCTTAACCAATGGTCAAAATCGCTCCAGCTTACAATAAAAGCAGCAGCTCCAATTGCATTAACTTTTACAATTTCGTCAATTTTCCCATCTAGCGTAAGAAAAAATGAGCGCATCATGCTTTGGCAAGAAAAGTAAGAGTTGATGCGGGCGTTGGAAGTTTTCCGTTTTCGTCGTAAATCCCAGAGTACGGAGTAATTGTATCAGGCGGAAGGCCGTTTCCGTCCATTGCCGCGGGAGCTAGGATTCGGTTTGGCCTTTGCAGAACGACTAAGCCGGCGGGCGGCACTTCGTTTAGGTACCTTTGCTGCATTTGTGGAATTTGTGGGACGGGCAATACGGTCATGTTTTAGGCGGTTAATAAGTCGTGGGCCATAGGCACCGATCCCAACGCCCAACGCGCCAGAAGCAAGCACCCAAAGCGTTGGAGCAATGAGAGACAAAAGATTTAGAAAAAGAGGAATCATGGCGGTTTTGCCCGTCATTTTTTATCCCCGGGTTGGGTGTGTGCGGAACCGAAATAAAAACCTAGCACCCCGGCAAACCCACTGGATAACCCGCCTAGAAGAAGTGTCAAGGTTGGGTCTGACCATAGTTTCATGTCCCCGGTGAGCAAAGCGCAGATGATGCCCAGATAGGACGTGGTGATCACAACAGCTAAAGTTGATGGCACCCATGAGCCGGTCACCGTCTGCATCGCTCTGGCGTCACCACGGTCTTTAACCGCCAGTTCCTCGGCCTTGATGCCCAGTTCCTCAAGCTTGAGCTTTAGCTCGTTGTCGGCCAGCCGCAGAGCCTGCATGGCTTCCGGCGTAAGCCGGCCAGACGCAAGCGTGTCTTTGATGGATTTCTCTGTCGCATCAGACAGCCCCAGGGCCTTGCCTACGGCCTCGACGGCAGCGCCCATCATAGGGCCGCCAGGCACCAAGAGAGAGCCAATCGTAGGCAGTATGGTATTTATCCAATCCATGACTTCAACAGTGCCATTGCAACGACCACAATGGAAGGCAAAATGAAGTCCAGCAGCCCTTTGAGGGTCCAAGCCCGAGGCTCAAGCCCGCCAAAATAAGGCATCCGGGCTCTGATTCCATCGTAGTTCTGCTCGATGTTGCGGTACTCGGCCTGAGCGTACTCACGTCCGATGAAGTAGAACGAGCCAGCAGCAGCACCAACCCACCAGTCACCGCTGACAAGGCCGATGATGGTTTGCAGGACGAGAGCGATCACTGGGTGGGCGATGTGGTTCATGTTAGGCCCCCCTTCTGTACATTGCCGGGGCAACAGTGTATGTCACCACAATAGTTGAACCAGTTGGCACAGTGTAGACTTGTCCGGTTGCCGTGTAAGCAACAGTAAATCCATTGATCTGAACCTGTGAAACAGTGCCACCTTGAATATACACAAGCTCTGTCCATCCAGTTGTGTTTTTGTAAGAAAACGGAGAAGCACCAACAGTCATTACCTCGTCTCCAACTGGATTAAGTCCCATATTGTTTTCAATGATCTTCTGAACATCTCCAGTAACATCTTGAATTACAGCAGTAGAAACAACTCCAGCCGCATCATTTCCAATTGCAACGAACTTTGATGCAGTTCCAGAAAACGTAATAAGCCACGCAGCGAACCAGTTGTTAATACCCCTTCTATTTCTATTGAAACTGACATTAACGCTTGATGCGTCATTTATTTGAATACAACGCCCAACTGGCACATTTTGGTCAATAAACGTGTTGTCAAAAATGTGGAAATCAGTGCAGGCAAGACCGTTTACGTTAATTCCAGTTGATTGCCCTTGAAAAAATACGCATCCATCTACAAAAACGCTTTTAATTTGGCCTCCTGTCCCGGTGCTTGCAAAACTCATCTGAGGAGATGTTGCTTTATTCAGGTACATCCCAGAAAAATGTAAGTTTTCAATCAGCGTTGAAGATCCATCTGACTCAACGTAAACGCCATTAACTACTTCTTGATCTATTTGGCAACCATCGACAAACCAAATATCTGTAATCCAAGCAGAGTTAGATGCGTAAAAATTGATTGCCTTTTCTCCTGCATAAAAGTCACAAGAGCGAAATTTAATTCCAGCGCATGATCCATTCCCGTTAAGCGGACTGTACGGGCCAACATTTGACAAAATAGAAACACACGAGTTTCCTGTGTTTTTTGAAGAAACAAACTGGCAGTCTTCAAACCTTAAGTCTGAACAAAACTTTCCATTTTGGCGAATCTTTAGGCAAGTGTTTGCTGTTGCAAAACCCGGATTCCAGCCTGCAATTCTACTGAACGACAACTGTCTTGCGTGTACGATGTCAAACAAGGTGGCAAATCCATTGCAGTACAGATCATAAATTTCAGAAAACTGGTAGCCAACAATTACATCAGCAGAAGAGCTTTCGTTTCCGAACCTAAATCCAGTCAATGCAGATGATCCTGCATTTTGAACGGCGAGTTTTCCGATGCTAAACCCAGCAGCAGTTCCTGCTGTAACAACACTCAACACAGGACTGGTAGAAGAAAATGTAGCAGCAGCAGCAAAGATGGTTGCATTTGCACCGGCTCCTTCAATCGAGAATCCTCCGGGGTTGATTGTCAGCGTCAAAGGAGACGTTATCTTGTACGTCCCAGCAGGAATAAATCCACTTCCTCCATTTGTGAATGAATTGAAAAAAGCCTGAATCGCCGCAGTGTCATCCGTAGTGCCGTCCCCCACAGCACCAAAATCCTTCACAGACACGCTCTCACGAGCCTTGTCCTGCATGTTCCGTGTGATTGCACCCGTGCCGGCCTGGATAAATGAAGAGTCTGTCCCTAAAATCGGAAGAGATAACTGATCTCTTGTCACGGGATACCCTGTAAAAATTGAATTTCCTGTGCTTGCTGAACTAAATACAAAAACTTGGTTTCGATTGCGAACTACCATGCTGTAGGTATCCGCAGCAACATAAATAGCACTGGGGCTACCTTGCCGGCTTGGATAACCTCCAACAGTACGAAGCGGTTGAGCAGCAGGAATTGTCAATGCAGAGTCCCAAAAGACGTTTACAGGTGCCGCTTCAGCATTCAGATTAGCCGTCCCGATGTAGATGTAGCCGGCCTCGAGAGGAGTGCCGTCTAGGTCGTTGAATACGGGAAAAGGTGAGACGATGGAAGAGGACATTACTTGGACTCCTGTTTGGGTGTACTTTTGCGAGCCTCGGCTTGGATCGCGGATGTTAAAATTCGGTAGGCGTTTTGCTCTGCTGCGGTGCCCTGCGGGGCAGTGGAAAGCCGCACAAGAGCGCGGCGAACGGGCTGGGAATTGTATATACGAGCGATAAGCCCAAGTCCAACCCCCATTCCAGAAGCTATTGCTCCGGTGACAAGAGTTTCTACTGGATGCGTAGCCAATCCTACGGCCCCAGTCATTTGAGCCAATCCCTTGGCTCCTTTTGTAATTGCGGACATTACTTGCCCAGGAAGTGCCTGCACTCCCGTTTCTGCGTTAGGAGCAAATCTTTGACTTCGATCAGTAAGCTGAATTGCACGCGCAAGTCCTCGCAGTTCTTTTTGTTGCTCTCCAGTAAAAGAGACATTTAGATTTTCTGAAAGCTTGTCTATTTGTTTCTGAAATCTTAGCGGACTAAATTGTCCAGAAATAGAAGCATCTTCATAAGCTTGCTGCATTATTGCAGTTCTTAAATTTGATTTTCCTTTTTCAGTCAATTGAGCATAAAGCACTTTCTGAAGGCTTTCTGGCGCATTAAAAATCAATTTTTTGATGTTTTCTGGAGTGTTGCCTCCTTTATCAAGAACTGCATCAATAGCATTGATTTCAAGTTCTTTGTTCAAATTTGTAATTTTCTTGTTTGCAACTTTCCACTGAACACGATCTGCGGCTGTTCCATGTTTTTCTATAACATTTCCAATATCTTCATTTACTGGACCATAAAGCTGCCGAGCAAGCTGTTCTCCTCTTTTTCTTACATTAGCAAGTGTGTCTGCTTTTAATTCCTGACCAATTTGTTTTCTGGCTACTTCAAGATTTCCTAAAGCACCGCCAGAAATTTGATTTTGAAATTTTCTAAATATAGGCAAAAGATCAGACAATTGTTCATTTTCTATAGTTTTCAGAACTGACTTCAATGCAGGTTCTGAATTTGTTAAATCAACAGGAAGTCCTGTCATTTCGGCTGATTTCATTGCCGAACGTCTTTCTATTTGAGCTTTAGAAAGGTCTGCTTTTCTTTTTGCTCGGAAAGAGTTAAAAACATTTTGAAGAACAGGAGACATTTCTGTTTCTCCAAGATCAACTGATTTAACTCCAAAACTATCAAGAGTATTTTTTATGGAGGTTTCAACAGCTTTTTGTTGTGAAACTCGTTGCGAGGTTGTGCCAAACGGAAGCACCTCACCAGCTCGTTGAAGAGCCTGTCCAGTGCGTCCTTGTGGTCGGAATACGTCTTGTGTGTAGACTGGAATGCCAGCCTGTTCTGCCGCAGTAATGGATTCGAGCTGCCGAGGAGTTACTGCTGATGTTCTGGGAGCAATGCGAGGCTCCATAAGCCCCCCACCAACAGCCCCAACAATAGTGCGCTCAATGCCTCCTCCTGTTGCAGCAGGAATGCCTCCGCCAATAGCAGCTCCCATTGCCACCGCAGCAATTGCTGAAGTGTCTCCAGACATCGCACGCTCAATCGTGTTAAACGCCGGTCGCATCGTAAGCAGGTGCGGTGCAACCTCGCCAATAGCCGTCCCTGTTCTCGTTGTGGCTCTGGATGCGTCAAACGCGGCTTGAGCTTGTGCCGCCGTCTGCTCTTGAGGTGTGCGGAATGCGCTCTCAGCAGCTTTTTGAAGTTCAGCTCCTGCGACCGCTCCACCCATGCGTCCCAGAAATGGAGTCACAGGTCCAGTCATTGGAGCACCCATAGCGCCAATGCCAGCGCCAATAGCGCCACCAACAACTGCACCAGCCTGGCTTTCTGCACCTCGAGCCATTGCACCAAAAAAAGACGGGTCCATCTCCTGCTTGTACTGTTCCCAGATTGGAGCCAGCACTGGGTACTGCTGCGGGTCAAGTGTAGCGGTTGGACTCAGGCCGCCAGAAGCAACCTCTTGATGCAGGACATCTCGGAGAGAACCGGCCCGCTCAAGCGTGCCGGACATGGCTTGTACGTTGGACTCGGTCGGGGCCCCACCCTGGGGCGACTTAATCTTGAGCAGCTCCGCTGCTAATTCAGGCTGTGGCAGGTCGTTGAGTGTTGCCCTTACCTCTTCTGGTGGCCGAGGTTGAAACTCTATTGGCTGCTGAAGCATCTGCGGGTTCTCGGCGTAGGGAGACGGTCCAGCAGGTTGTTGGGATTGCCCAGATATATGCTTAGCAATAGCAGGAAGATCGGCCTCAGAATTGGCCGTCACATCGTAGGTCTTGCCGTTGATGGTAAGTTCGTAGTCCGGCATAGCTATTTCTTTAGCTTAAATGTGGCCGTGTTGCCGCCTCCAAGGTCAATGATATTTGAACCTGCCGCAGGAGGTGCCGGCGCAGTAGATTTTTGTGCTTTTCCTCCTATCAAAGCATTTAACGCCGGTGTATTTACAGTTTCATCTTTGGGAAATAAATTTGCCGTAACTGCGTTAATAAAATTTGACTTTGACTGTCCTTTTGAAACTGACACTCCAGCAACATCAGCATCTTCCGGGGCATTTTGTTTTCCTCGAAATTGAGCATTCCATTCAGCTTCAGCCCTAAACACTTTTGCCATTCTGTCTTTTACTTCTGCGGTTACTTGAGCTTTTTCAATGGCAGCTTCTGGATTTTTCCAAACATCAGGAATGTATTTTGTCGCAAGATTAACCATCGCGTTACTCCTTACAGCGCCGCCTTGAGCTTGAGCTTCTGCTCCAAGGCCACCAAGATTAAGTACACGCTGAAGTTCGTTTCTGATTGGAATTTCTGGCTGAGAAGTAAGAAGTCCCTTTGCTTTTACAGCCATTTCATGCATGGCTCCAGATTCTGGAACTCCATTAGAAAACTGTTTTAACGAATCAGCGGCATTTTTAAGCTCCAAAGAACTTGATTCAAATGCCTTTGCCTTGTCTTCAAGAGATTGGTTTATTTTGATTAAGCTAGAAGGAAGTGACTTTTCAGTTCCAGCCTTTATCTCGGCAGTATGCTCTTTGACTATTTTAAGGGCATCTTCAGCAAACTTTTGATCCCCAACAAGATTTGCGGCATTTACAGCATTCAAAGCCAAGACTTGAGGTGGCAAATTTGGAGTGTCCATTAAAGTTTGGAGCTTTCCAAATGAATCAGAAATAGCTTTTGCCGCAGGACTTGAGTCTTTGCTGTTTACAAGAGCATCTTGCACATCTTTTGCTGCTGTTTTTGCAGCATCAATATTTCCAGCAAATGCAGCATTTATGACATTGATCATGCCCCCTTTTGCCGCAGTTTGAAAACTTGGGCTCATTGTCAAAAAGCTTTGCTGAAATTGTTGCTGTTCTGGACCTTTTAGCAATGTCTGTCGATTTGCCCATCCGCGAATATCATTTGAGGTAATTTCCTCACCACTGTTTAATTTTTTAGCAACTTCTCCATTCACTCGAATCTGTTCTGCTTTTCCGAGATTTTCAACCGCAGTCGCATCAAGAAGCGGAATAATCGGAGCGAGATCTTTGACAGTCTTTGTTTCGTCACTAAAATAATTTTTAAGCGTAGAAGAGATCAACTGTTTATCAGCAAGCCCTAGATTTGCCATCTGAGTCTGAACGCCCAAAAGATTGGTTGCCGCACCAGAATGCGCAGCGGCAGCTTGAGAGGCAGCAATCTGCGCCTGTAACTGCTGCTCTTTGAGCGGCTGCTCCTGCTGCGCAAACTGTGCTGCCTGTTCTTGAATTCCTTGCTGCTGCTGAAGCCCCTTGAGTTGCTGTATTCCCAGCAGACTCTGCAAAAAGTTCTGCACCGGAGGCTGTGGGATATTAACCGTGTAATCGTATTGTCCAGGCATAGAATTTAAGGAGAACCTGCTGCAAATTGTTCTGGAGAAATTGTTCCAACATAACTTTGAGTTGGAGCAGAAGATGTTGAACTAAATAAATTTCCAGTTGATCCACCTTTATTAAGCGCATTCATCAGCATGTAATTCTGAAGCCCACTTCCAACTGCTCCAGAAATACCACTAGCGCCTTGGGCATATGCATTGGCCTGTCCCATAATTCCTCCAGCTTGCGCGGCACCCTGGCCTACCATCAGATTTCCGATGTTCTGAGCGGACTGCTGACCTGCCGCTGCTGTGCCGGCGGCAGATGCCTGACCAAGTCTCAGAAGATTCTCGGCAGATGTGGAACCAAGCGATGTTAATCCGGCAAGTTTTCCATACTGAGATTCGATAAGCTGATTCAGGAGCGCCGGGCGGAATTGTCCGAGAGCTGCCTGCACATTACCCCCGCGAAGGCCGCCGGTAGCAGATGCATTTTGAAGAATGCCCTGCTCGCCTTGCTTTGCGAGTTCTTGGAACTGGGCGGACTGTTTGATCTGTTCAATTGCTGCTTGCTGCTCTGCATTGCCTCG